CCGGGTTCAGCACGCCCCAACCCAGCGCGCCGTAGCACACATTGACGTCGGAGTCCTGGCCGAACCGCTGGTTCACGATTCCGTCGAACCCGGCGTAACCGGGGGTGTAGTGGCCCTTGAGTTCGATGGACGACTTCTGGATGCCGGCCAGGCCGTACTCGAACCGGTCGCCGAACCCAGTCGCGTCGATGACCGCCGCGTCCCGCTTGGCCTTCAGTTCGTTGCCGTGGCCGGAGACGTCGTACTGCTCGACGGCAATCGAGACATTCCGGCCGACATACGCCTTGAGAGTAGCCATTCCGCCTTACTTCCCTTCCTCATCGCCAGGCTGGCTAGACCCGGCGGAAGCCGGGACGATTAACCCCTGTTCCAGCAATTCCTCGGCGTTGTCCCCGAGGTACGGGTCGCCTTCTTCGCTGCGGTGGAGTGGCCCATCGGGGCCTGGATAGTTCAGCCCAAAACGACACACGTACTCGGTTTTGGGCGAGGACTTGCTCGCCATGATCAGCCCTTTCTAGGACCGGACAACAATCACCATTTCCGCGCCCAGATAGGTCGTATTGCCGATGCGGTAGGCGCCGTACCGTTGGGCCGACAGCACTTCGACGTAGTCGATTAGCTCGGCCAAGTCGTCGTCGATGTCGCGCCGCTGCAGGATGTCGACCAGCACCCCGTCTGGATCCAGGTAACGATCGAGGTCGCCCTGCGCGGATTCCTCATCAATCCTGTTCACCAGGATCGTGATGAATAACTTCCACTCGGTGCCGAGTCCGTTGAACACCTTCTGGTAGTCCACGAACGGCTGCCCCGGCTGCACGAACATGGCCGGCGCATTGATCGCATCAGGCACGAAGTGATAGGCCGTGACGTCCTGGATCGTGCCCAGACGCGCGACCATGGCGCGACGAATCGCGCCCATCCCAGCGGCCATTTACGCAACCACCGGTTCCCGCAGTCCACACAGCAGAACCTTGGCGAGCGGATTGAACCCAGGGATCTGAATCTGGGTGCCCCGGGCCCCACCGAATGTGGCCGTGGACAGCACCGTGGTGCCGGCCGCGCCATTCGTGAGGTCCTTCGACTTCCAGAAATCGACCGACAGGATCTGGCACGCCTGGATCACCTGAGACGGCAGCGACGGCCACCCCCACCGGGTAGTCACCCGAATCCGGGCGCGCTGCGACAACGGCCACCACTCGCCGCCGTAGGCGACGCCGTAGTAGCCGGGGCTGTAGCCGTACCCCCACCCGAAGTAGGGGTTCAGCTCACCGGGGAAGAACCGGGTCCCGAGGGTCTCGATCCGGGTGAACGGCCAGGTCGCCTCCTTGTCCGTGGGGCCGGCCTGAAAGTCGACGCCCTCGGTCAAGGTGGTCTCGAACACCCCGTCGTCGTCCATGTCCACCTCGACCACCAGGCCGGTGGTCGAGGAGAACGACGGGGTGGCCAGCCGCCGCGCGGAGATGGCCTTGAACACCCGCGGAGTCGGGGTGTCATCCAGCCAGAACCGGTCGTTGCAGTACTCGTCGATCTGCCGGCTCGCCGCCGAGATCGCTACCTGCAGCTGGTCGTCGAAGGTGTCCTGGGTGATCCGCAGCGTCGCCTTCAGCTGGTCGACCGTGAAGTAGTCAGTGACGGCCACGCGCGGACCTCCTCAGAGCTTCCGTGGACGACCCGGCCGGCGGCGCACCTCAGTGGGGCGTTGCCGCCGCTCAGGGGTGTCCACCGACTCGGCGGTGATGTAGGACGCGAGGCCGGCCGCCACCCACTGCTGCGCCAGGTCGGCTGACACGTCAGCGATCTGGCCGTCTTCCAGGGAGTAGTTCCGGTCGGCGATCGCGGTGTTCATGCGGACCGCGGGCATCAGATGTGCGGCGCCGGGACGTAGTCGATGACGCTCTCGGGCGGCAGCTCGCCGCCGAGGTTCCACGCCTTCGCCTTGTCCTCGTCGGTGGCGCCTTCGGCCAGCTGCAGCCGGAACCCCTCCCGCAGCCGAGGCTTGCCGTCCGGGTCGCGTGGCACCGCGCCGACCACGTCGGCAGTGGTTGGGGCGTTGCGGTCGTCGTCGGGTCGTAGTGGTGCGTCCTTGGCGTCCTTCGCTTCCTTCGCGTGCTTGGGCGCCGTCTTCTCAGCCATTGGTTTCTCCAAGGGACAGGTCGAAACGCCGCAGGCCCCGCCTGGTGGGGCGGGGCCTGCGGTCGTCTCAGACGGTTTGTTAGGAGGCGGCGTGCTGGAACGCGGCGAGCGCGTTGGAGTTCTGCAAGGTGCCGTCCAGGCGGGTGAACGCCAAGAAGCCCACCTGCAGGGCGTCCATGTAGCGCTCGCCGAACCGGACCATGTTCATGTCGAGCACCTGGCGGACCACGTACGCCTCGGCGTAGTTGCCGAACAGGATCGACTTGGCGCTGGCGCCCGGAGCGGGCATCGCCTGGTCGATGAAGTACGGCTGGCCGTTGATCGTCGGCGCCATGCCGGGCACCGGGACGGGCACCCACAGCGGGTGGCCCTGGGTGTCCTTGATCTTGCGGATCACGGCCAGGGTGGCGTCGTTCATCATGAACCGGCAGTTGCTCCGGTACGCCGGGTCGAGGCTGTGTTCAAGATCAATCAAGTTGTCGTAGCTGATCCCGCTCACGCCGGTACCGGTCGTGGTGACCGGGGCGTTGGTGAGGATGCCCAGCGGCTGGCTGGAGCCGGTGCCGTTGACCAGGTCAGCGGCGACCTTGCGGGCGATGCGGATACCGAGGTGGCTCGGCAGCCAGGTGTCCAGCGGGAACACCGAGTCCTGCAGGACCTGCAGCGAGGCCAGCACGATGCCCGAGTTGTACATGTAGGCACCGAGGTTCGCGGTCCCGAAGGTGAAGTTCACCGTGCTCGCGCCGGTGTTCTCAGCCAGGATCGACCCGACGTTGCCGGTGTCGTCGTTGGTCGGCCACTGCAGCTGGTTACCCGTGCTGGTGTTGATCACCGTCGCGTAGGAGAGCAGGCCACCGTAGGCCTTCATCCTCTCGATGATGATCTGCCGATACCCCGGCGGAATCAGGTAACCACCGGAGCTGCCCGGCGAGGTCGCCTGCGCCCGGGTCTCCGTGCCGGCCACGAAGTTCGCCGCCAGCAGCTGGCGGTGCTCCATGTCCAGGGTCTCGACGCCACCACGGACGTAGCCGTCGAACGCCCGGTCGTACTGGGCCTGCTCCTGGGCGTCGCGCTGCTCGTCGGTCAGCTCGGCGCCGGTCGCGCCGACGTCGCCGGTCCGCAGCACCTGCCCGAAGTCCACGCTGTCGCGGGCCTCGGCGGCCTGCAGCCGCTCGATGTCGGCGGAAACCTCGTCGAGCTTGGTGTTGGCCGCGTCCCAGTTGGTCCGCTCCTCGGCGGTCCAGTCCCGGCTCTCGGTCTCGGCGACCTCCTGGATCTCCAGCATCCGGGCGTAGGTCTTGTTCTGCTCTTCGATCTTGCGCTTAAGGTGCTCGCTCATTAGTGCCGCGTCCTTTCAGGGCACGCAAAGAAGCCCCGTGCGCAATGCGCAGGGGGCTTCGGTTTCGGAAGGGGTTAGGCGCTAGCCGCCATCCGGGTCCTCAGGACCCGCAGGCGTGCCTTCGCCAGTTCATGCTGGGATGGGGCGTTCTGAGTGGACGCGGCCGGCTCGGTACCTTCTCCAGCAGTTTCTTGCCCGTCGGGGCCGGTGCGAGTGGTCTCTGCCGGCTCGCCGCCCCGGTCGTCGTCGATCTCAACGCCGAACTTCTTGCATGCGGCGCGAATGCGCCCCTTGATCGACTTGAGCTGTTCGGCGCTGTAAGCGCTGGCGTTGCCGGCCTGGTTGATGTAGCTCCAGGCCGCCTTCGCGTGTTCCTTCGTGTCCAGCGGGTACCGCTTCTTGCCGTCCTTCTGATACCCCGGGTCGGCGTAGGACACGTCGCCATACGGTTTCTTCGGGTCGCCTTCGCGCTCCTCGGACGGGTCCATCACCTCGCCGTCGGCGTGGATGGTCTCCTCGTGGCCGAGGACCTCCCCAGGTGGAAGGCCGGGGCCGCCGTCCCCCGAGACAGCAGCCCCGGCCCCGCTACCACTTGTCCGCTCCCCAGCGACAAGCGGCGAGTCTGTGTTGCTATTAACGCGGGCGGCTTCGGCGGCGTCGGAGCCGGGTCGCATCCGCTCCCGCTCCTGGGTGGCCAGGTCGATGTGCACCGGGCCCAGCTCGGAGTCGAACCCGAGCCACTGCGCCAGGTCGGGCCGGTACGTCGCGGCGCGGCGGATCGCGTCGGTGTCGCGGCGCTGCAACAGCGCCGGCACCAGCGAGTGGCGCAGCGAGGCGGTGGTGTCGGTGTAGGCGGGGAAGGTGACCGCTGAGTTTTCGATCAGCGCGATCTCCTTGATCGTCCGCAGCTCCACCTCGACCTGCCCGGAGCGGGTGTCGAGCATCGTGTTGGACCACTCGTCCTTGCCCTCGGGCACCCGGAACCCCACGCTCATCCCGGTCAGGTTCCCGTTCCGCACATTCGCGGCAAGATCGTTGACGTAGGACAGGTTGTAGTCCAGGTTCGCCCGCACCAGCAGCCCGTAGTGGTCCTGGACCTGGTCCAGCGAGCCGGCGCTGCGCCGGGCCACCACGTAGAACGGGTTGTGATCGAGCAGGAACCGCTGGTCCGCCTCGGTGATCGTCTTGGTGTAGGCGCCCACGGAGATCTCCTCCAGGAACCCACCCTTGGTCGGGTTGCCGATCGCGGTGCGCTTCCCGAACACCGAGCTGTACCCGATGAACGTGCGACCGATCGCCGCCTCACCAGTCGGGTCCGTGATGTCCACCGAAGCGTCGTCCAGGGTGAGGCTGCGACGCTCTTCATCAGTCGGCAGGCTGCGCATGAGCATCGCCGATCCTTCCCTTCTGCTAGGACGTTGATGAGTCCGACGGCCCCAGCGACGCGCCGCCCATGACCTTGTCGGTGCCCAACGGGGCGTCCTCGGTGGTGCCCATCGCCGCCGGCTTGAGGTACTCGTCGCCGCCGTCGATGTCGGGCATGCCCTCGTTGCGTCGGATGTCGTTGGCGCTGTAGGCGCCGACCTCACGCATGACCCGGTAGAACTCGGCGCGGGAGATCGAGTCGCCGCGCAGCAGGTCGGTGAGGTCGTAGCGGGCTTCGAGGCCAGCGGGCAGCAGCTCCTTGGTGATGCGCTGCTCGGTCGGGCCCAGCCATGTCGGGTGAAGGTCGAACTTCACGAAGCCGAGGGCCTGTTGTTCCAGGCCAGAGCCCCAGGTGGTCGATTTTTCGTGATCGAACATGAGGAAGGGTGGGACCCCGTACCAGCGGCCGATCTCGGTCAGCTCGAACCGGCGGGACTCCAGCAGCTGCGCGTCGTCGTTCGGCATCGTCAAGCTCTGGAAGTGCAGGCCGGCGTCCAGCACCGCGGCCTGGTGTGCCCGCTGCAGGCCGGACATCTTCTGTGTCCAGCGGTCCTGCAGCGACTCGGCCTGCTGCTGTGTCAGCTTCTGGTCGGTCTGCAGGATGCCGTTCATCAGGTTCCCCGAGCCGAACAGCTTCGCCGCGTACCTCTCCGCGCCCAACGCCAGCCCGATCGCCTGCGCCGCCATCCGCACCGGGGACACCCCGGCGATCCCGTCGTAGCCCAGGCCCGGGAGGTGGAAGATGTCGCGGGAGGTCATGATCCGGGTGCCACCGGTGTTCTCGGTGATCTCGAAGACCTTCCCCGACGGGTTAGAGCTCGTCACCGGGCCACGCTTCGGCGCGACCTGGTTCGGTGCGATCGGCATCAGGTACTGCACGTCACCCGACATGCGCTTGCGGATCTTCTGGGCGTAGAAGTTGCCCCACAACGCCCGCGCCACGTACGTCAGCCGCCAGAACTCGACGGCGGTCATGTCCGGGTGCGGCGTGGCGACCAGCGGGTGATCCACCCGATGCTTCGTCTTCGCGTCCGCCACCATGATCGGCATCGCACCGCCGAGCCCGGAGATCAGCGACACGCACCGGGCGACCGCCGAGAACTGCATGGCGGTCATCTCGTTGACCGGCACACCGGAATCGGTGGGCGGCCCGGACAGCCACGCCAACAGCGACGGGTCCGACAGCGACACCGCCGGGTTCTCTAGGTTGACCCGCTTCTCGAACAGCCCGAAGAGGCTCACTGGCTCGCCGCCCTACGCGTACGCGAGTTCTCCGACGCCGCCCACCGCTCGCAGGAGTACACCCCGGCCAACCCGGTCACCATCAGCGCCGCCGGCCAATAAACCAGCCACACACCGGCGACGAACAAGGCCAGGAACAGCACCTCAACGGTGATCAGGAGCCACTGCCGCACTTTTTGACCCCTCTCACCAGATACTTGGGACGAGCTGGTCCGCCAGTTCGCCGTGTTCAATCGCCCAACCGCGGGCTTCGTAGGCCAGAAGGGCCGCTACGAACGCCGAGATGGACTGTGCGTGGCTTTTCCGGACGACCCGCTGGTAGTTCTCGGGCTGCCCCGGTTCGCGCTCCTCGGCGCTTGGGCGGCGTTTCCCGGCCGCCAAAGCCGCCCCAGCGGCGTGTTTCAGCATGAATTCCGACCCGTCATGGGTCAGATCGGTGCCCTTATGGGCGGTAATGAAGCGTTCGACGACCTGGTCCATGCGCATTTCGCTGTTCAGCCACAGCTCCAGGACCTTCGCCTCGCCGGCCTTGTCGTACTGGCCCGCCCAGGTGTCCACTTCGGTCTGCCAACCGTGCGGGGTGCACATCATCGACACCACTTCGAACGCGTCGAACGCATTCGCCACGGCCTCGTGCACTTCCTGACGCGGAACCTGCCAATCAGAGGCCCCGTAGGGCTTCTCCCACGTCTTCAGGTGGAACAAACGCCCATCTGACAGCCGTGAGGCGCACAAACTCGTCGCATCGCGGGACTGAGAGCCGTGGAACCCCAGCGTGACCCGTTCACCGGCCTCGAGTGGCTCATTCGGGCGGCCCTGCTTCGTCCACAGCAGCATGTCGACCGCGTCCTTGGACCCGACCGACACTTCGTTGAGGTAGTAGCGCCGGATTTCGCCCTCGGAGAACGCTTGGTTCTGCGTTTCCTTCAGCAGCCGGGACAGCCGGACCCAGCCGCCCTTCTCGATCGCTGAATCGCCGTAAACCCACGCCAATTCGCTGATCATGGCCTTCTCGTCGTGCAATTCGACGTGTTGGCGGGGCGGTCGGTAGTCCACGAAGACGTGCGGGTCCCGTGCTTCGAACACCCGCTGCGTGATAGACCGCTCGGAGGGGTCCCAGGCGTTCGAAACACCCATCCAGCGGCCGTCCATGCCGCCTAAGTTGCGCCAGACGGTGGTCGCTAGCTTCACTCCACCCGACGAATCGGTCATCAGCTGCGGCTCGGTGAGCGTGCAGAACGTCAACCGGGCGCCCTGACGGGCCCGCGAGGACGCTGTGACCGGCTCGATGCGCCCACCGGAGGGCAAATTGATGCGGGTATCGCCCACATCCAGGCCCGCGGAGCCGTTCAACGGTCCTTCTCGGAGCATCGTGACAATGGGGCGGTAGGTGTTCGCGCACTGCTCCTCGGCGTTGCCGGCGCACTGGATCCACGGAGTCGCCCACGGCTGCCCGACAGGCTCCCCATTGGCGTCCCAACCGCCGAAACGGACCGGTCCCAGCGCCTCGACGCACACAATCGCCGCAGCTAGGGGGTCCTTACCCCACTTCTGCGGGCGAATCAGCATCGTGCCGTTGAACTTGAACGCATCCGAGCCCTCGCCGGCCCGCGCCTGCGGCACCAGCCGGTAGGCGTGCAGCAAATGCATGTACTGCTCGTCGGTCAGGACGAACGGGTCACCGGTGCGTTCCCCATCGGGGATGACCAGGTTCGCCTCGATCCATGCGGCGACCTCGTGGCCCAGTGTGGGGAACTCCCCCGGCTCATCAGGACCACGCCACGGCATCTACTGGTCCCGAACGACCATCACTTGCGGCGCCTGGCCGCAAAACCGGCACGTCAAGTTGGGCCACGCCACGAAATGCGCCAGGTTCTGCCCGAACACGATGATGTGACGGCCGAGCTTCTCGCATCCGGGGTTCACGCAGCGGAACACCTTGAACTGGGAACCCAGCTCCACGAACCGCAGCTGCTCCGCACGCGAATAGGGGTCGACGGTGCTACTCATTTTCCTCATCCAGAAGCGAGCGGCCCTCCGTGAGGGTCCTCAGTTCGCTCTCCAAGAACAGGGGCTCACCATTCTGGTAGCCCTTCGGGTGCAGCCCAGTCTCCGTGCGCTGCGCGAACCACACACGCACCCAACCAGCGGCGATCCCGAGCTTGCGCTGCGCGCCACGGGCCGTCAGGAGCCGGTCCGCCATGGTTTACGGGTAGGTGGTGAACAACGAGTTGGCGCCGCCAGCCATCTTCGCCGCCGGGTACTGCGCCCACTGGCCGCCGTTGTAGCCGGCGTACCAGTTCGGGGCCACCGAAATGACCGTCGAATCGTTCGCCACGACCAGCGCGTTCCCCGCCACCTGACCATCGGCGAAACACTGAATCGTCAGCAGCGGGAACGCAGCCGCCAGAGCGGTCTGGAACGCGGACACGGTGCCGCTGAACTGCACAAATGTCGACAACGGGGACAGACTGGCGGTCGGGAGGTACGTGGCCACGATGACTCCTGGTTTCCTAGCCGAAGAATGGCGCGAACTGGGCTGGCGTCGGCAGCGTGATGGTGGCCGGCGTCGTCCACCCGGTGTGCCAATGAGAGAGGTACCGCAGCTCCAACTCCATGAACTGCGTAGCGTCACCGGCCTCGGAGGCGGTGTTCGTGTTGGCGTAGCACCCGCACTTGAAATAGCAATCCGCCGCGCCCGTGTAGACAATCGGGTTCGAGGGGTTCAGGGCCGCATGCGCCACCGAGTCGTAGAACGGTGTCCCCAAGTCCTGGTAGTACACGGCCCAGTAGCCGGAGTTGGTGAACTGGATCATCCAGTCGAACTCGTCGTTCGCCGAGTAGATGGTGCTCATCTTCGGGGTGCCGCTGCTCGTGCCGTTGATCCGGATGATCGCCTGCACGTTCCCCGTGCCGGTGTTGAGCTGCGTGCACAGGGCGATGATGTCGCTGCTTGCGTTGTGGCACTGCGCGAAAACGACGGTCGGCTTCGTGGTGGTCAGGTTCGTGATCTTCGTGCGCCCACGCATGTAGTGCGTGCCCGTCTGCGGATTGAACGTCATGTTCGTGACGCCGTCCGTGGACAGCTCCCGGCACTCGGTCCGGGGGAACGACGAACCATCGGTAGTGGGCGCGGCGACGTTGACCATCATCTGCGCGCCCTTGCCATCCGCCGTCGCAATGAACTGCGGATTGACGCTGTAGCCGGCGACCAGTGAGGCCTCGGTGACGTTGTAGATGTTCGTGTCCCCGGCGAATGCGGTCTGCAGCAGGAAATGGTTCTGGCCACCGGTCGCGCCGATGTTCAGATTCGTCGCCGGATACGGCGTCGCCGGGGTGGCCGCCTTGATGACGATGTCGATGACGGCCCACGCGCTGCTCTGGCTCGTGATCGTCTGGTTGTCGACCGCGTCGAACTGGTCGGCGGCCACCACAGCCACGTTGTACGTGCTGGTGTTCTTGGTGATGATGCTGGCGCGGGTGTTCCAGTTCCCCGGCACCGCCGCCGTGATCGTGCCGGAGGAACTCTGGGTGATCTGCGATGCCGTGTAGAACCGCACGACCTGGTCCACCGCGGCCGGCGCGGTCGAGAGCGTGCCGGCGGCGGGGGAACTCGTCCCCGTGTTCTGGGTCGCCGATGCGGTACCACCGAACGCCGCCGCGTTGCTCGTCCCCGGGCCGCCGCTGTAGCGCAGCATCACCCCGATAGCGACCGAGCTGGCGCCCATCGACACCGTGAGGTTGCCCGTCTCGGTGCCGGCGGCGTTCTTGACGAACACGTAGCTGGAGAGGTCACCGTTGACCGACAGCGCCGTCTTCGCCGACGTCCAGCCTGATGGGGTGCTGACCGTGGTCGGCGCGGAATCGGCCACGCACAGCACCAACGTGTCCCCGGCCACGATGCCCGTCGGGTACGGCACGACGCACGTCGAGGCCGGGGCCTGCGTGAGCGACGCCGGGGCGGTACCGATCCCCTTGTAGAGGACCCCGGACATCAGGCAGTGACCGTCGCGGACATGAGCACCCACGCCGAGAGCAGGCCGACGTACCGCAGCCCGAGCAGACCGACCTTGCCCGCCGCGATCGTGAGCGTGGACGACTGCCCGGTGGTCATCGTGATGCCGGTGGTCGTCACGACTCGCTGCGCGCCCGAGGCGAGGACGGACACCATGACCATCTGGCCGTCGATCGCACCCGTCGTGGAAATCCCGAGGGTGAGCGCGCCGGTCGCCGTGATGTTCTGGTTGTTGCCCAGCGTCGGGTCCAGCGTCAGCGACGCCGAGTACGTCACGGTGTTGGCCGGCGAGGTCACCCGCGCGGCGTTCACCGTGACGTCCGCGGACAGCGCGCCGCCACCGGTCATGCCGGTACCGGCGAGCACTTGGCGGCTGGTGCCGACCTTGGTGTCGGCGTACTGCTTTGTGGCGGTTTCCAGTGCGGCGCCAGGGTCGCTGGGCAGCGCGATCTGGACGAATGCTTTCGCGGCCATTCGTTACCCCATTACGCAGTAGGCCCAGTTGTTCGAGGCCGGTGCGGCCGGCAATGTGCCGGTGAGGTTGTTGGCGTCCTGAGCGGTGAACCCATTCAGGCCGGGGCCGATGATGTCGCCCTGGGAATATCCCGAATACGGGGTGGTGTACGCCGTGAGCGTCAGCTGCGGCGACCAGTTGTTCAGACCGTGGTTGATGGTGATGCTCGCACCGGAAACGGTGACAATGCCGGTCGTGGAAGTGGGGATGATCCCGGTGAGCTTCTTGACCAGGGTGCCGAGGTCCGGGACGAGGTTGCCGCCCGAGATGGTGAGCCCAGCGCCGATGTTCAGGCTGATCACACCGCCGGAAACCACGACCGGAGCGGTACCGGTGAAGCTCGACCCCCCGATGAACACGAACGCCGGGGTGTCGGTGCCGAGCGTGATCGCGGTGTCGTTGGTCAGCAGCGCGTACTGGTCGGCGTGTGAGCCCTGCTCAACCACCCAGTACGAGCCCAGGGCCGCCTCACCCGAGGTGTCCCAGTTCAGCGCCCGAGTCGCCGTGCTGGAGGCCCCGTTCCACACATACGGCCCGTTCTGCGACCCGGTGGTCTGCGCCGTCAGCAGCATGATGTCGCCGCTGGTCATCGACACACCGTCAACGGTGGCGCCCGGCGAGGACAGCGAGATGTTGGACGTCGCCGCGCACTTCACCGCACCCTTGATGACCTGCCCAGACGTGAGCGCGGACAGCTGCGCATCCACGTACGCCTTCGTCGCCGCGTCCTGCGCCGAGCTGGGGTCGGTGACGTTGATCAGCTTGTGCGAGCCGACCGACAGGTCCGTGTTCGGCGCGGCAAACTGATCCAACCTGTACGCCTGAACCGTGGCTGCCAGGTCGGAGATCGTCGAGGAGAGCTGCGTCCCGGTGTGATTCGCACGCGCCCGCACATCAACGGCGACCGTGCCGTCCCAGTACATCCACTTGTGCGTGGTGGTGTTGAACCACACCCGGCCGGCGTCGCCGGAACCGAGCGAGGGGTCGGAGCTGAGCGGATCGTCTAGACGATTCCGCGTCGCGTACTTGCCGACGAAATCGAGATCGTTGAGTACCTTAGAAGCGACCATAACTCACTCCTTCCCTAACTCAAGTAAATTGTCGGCGTGACGTCACTGCCGAATGTGATTTCCGCGATCCCGAGGACCGGATAAGAGACGGAAAAGGCCAGCAGCGACGCACCATCGGCATCAATGCAGGTAATTCCGGCGGGGTTGAAGTTCAGCCCGTGGTGAATCTGGTGGACCATCGCCGGATTCGAGGTGGTGTAGATGTACGACAGGGCACTCCCCGCATCGCCGGCCACACCCTGCGGCCCCTGTGGTCCTACCGGCCCCTGAGGGCCACGAGGGCCCTCTACCGGCACGAATGTGCCCACATCCGGGGCGGGAGCCTCCACCGTGATCCCAGGGACCGCTGGGGGCTCGACCGTCAGGTCACCAGGCAGCGGAATTGTCATTAGACAACCGACACCTTCCCCTTACCCCACAGCAGATCGTTGTAATGCAGCCGAACATTCTTTGCGCCACCCGCAATAACCGTTTCGCAGTCGTCGGCGGTCACATTCCAGGAGATAATTGCCCCGTCAACGGCGGCCGGCCACACAATAGGGTGCGTCAAATCGTTCGTGTCGACGACGAACCACAGCTCAACAGCGGTGCCAACCGGCCAATCGCCACTATTCTTCGTGAGAGTCGCGGTGAATTCACCATCACGAGAAAGAGTGACCGGCACATTAATCGGTACTAGACCAAGAGGTAACGTGGCAGCCATATCAACTCCTCCCCGGCTCTACCAGCGAATAGGGCGGACTCAGACAAGCTCCCCGCCGGAAACGTCGAACGTGACGGACGGGCTACCAGTCCCGCCGATGACCCAGGAAACCTGCAGATACCGGTCCAAACCGAAGAAAGTCTTCGTCTCCGTGGCCGCACCGGTCTTCTGCGCGAACGTGCCCACGTTCGTCCAGGTCGCCGCGTCCGGGCTGGTCTTCACCGTCACATCCAGCGTCGGGCTCGTACCCGCCACCGCCGTCACAGCCAGCTTCAGATCACGCACCTCGACGTGGTCGCCGACCTCAACAGCCGGACCCGCCGCGCTCGTCGTGCGCGCCGCCGACCCCAACCCCGGGACCACCTGCGTGTACACGTAGGTGCCATCGCTCTTCTGATACGGCACAGCAATCTCCCACCCTCGATTACCAGCGGATAGGGCGCAGCCACCACAGAACGGGCAACGCCACCAGCACGTACATCACCTGCGGCACCGTCGGCCACAGCAGCGCAATCAGCCCGAAGCCGATGACCGCGAGGAACCACAGCTGCCGGGCGTCCTCGTCGACCACCACGCGGGTCAGGACTCCGCGGGGGCCGAGGCCGGGACGAACTGGTCCGGGTCCTCAGCCCACCGCCGGGCGAACTGATCGCACGAGGCATGCATCGGGGCGTCCCGGCCAACCCAGTACCCGACCCACTCCTCGACCATCGGCAACGCGCACGCCGAACACAGCACCGAGGACAGATGCAGCTGGCTCATGGGATCGGCCACGGCGGGACCGGGCGGGGACCCTTGCCATCCCAGTAGGCGGCGTAGCCGGCGGCGATCATCACGCTGGAAGCGTCTTGACCGTCCGGGAGGGCCAGCCAGCCGTCGAACCGGCCGGCGTACTTGTCCACACCAACGGAGCGGACCGTGGTGACGGTGCCCTCTGGGAGCAGCCCCGCCAGGTGAGCCTTGGCCTGCGGGCCACCGGGCTGGCCCAGCTCAATGGCGTTGCACAACGCGAGCCGGCACGACAGCCGGGCTGTCATCCAGAACCCGAGATCAACATCCACCAGGACTGAGTCGCCGTCCACGACACGCACGACGGCGACCGGGTACTCGCGCGGAGACGTCATGGCACTGGGAACGGGGCCGGCGGGTTCGGCAGATCAACTTCGCGGTGCACCGTGATCGGCTCACCATCCCGAACCCCGTCTTCGAGCCAGACGATCTGGTACTGCTTCACCCCGGTGCGCGGGTCCTCATGCGCCCGACGCTCGATCCAGTGCGTCAACAGCACCTCAGACGGGTCGATGCCGTGCTCGGTGAACCACGCCTCCCACAGGGCCACGTGCTCCGGGGAGTCGTGCTGGACGTCCTCCCGGAACCAGTCCCGAACATTCCAAGCCGGAGCCATCAGGCCACCGCCGCGTAGGTGGCGGCGAAGATGTCCGGCTTGCACGGGTAGAACTCGCCCGCCACACCCTTGATCACCCAGTCACCCGGCGACGCGACGACCGTGCCTTCGAGGGTGTCGATGGCGATCGTGGCGCGCGGCAGGGCCATCGGGTCCGGGTCATGGTCGCGGTACGCAGCGGAGCCCTGGCCGGCGACGATCCAGTCGATGATCGGGCCCGCACCATCGACGGTGCCGTCCCACAGCTGGGCCTCGATCTGCACCGGCTTCTTCGTGAAGAAGCCCATCAGTCGCGGTCCTCGTCCTCAGCGAACTGCACAGCCGGCGGCGGGGTCCAGCCGTGCTCAACCAGCAGATCGGCGAGGCCCTGGTCCACGACCACCGTCGGGTCCACCGGTGTCTCGATCTCCAGCTCGCCCACGTACAGGTCCAGCCGCAGCACCACCAGGTCCTTCAGCGCACCCACCACCTCGTAGCGGCAGCACCACGCCGAGATGTCCTGGCCGTCCAACTCGATCTTCGAGTTGCGGGCCATGGTCTTGGTGTTCGTGATCCGCACCGTCGGCCACTGCAGCGCTGGCGCGGCAGGATCCGGCTGGGCCGCCAGCTCACCGACCGGGCTGGTCACCCGGACTCCGCTTCCGGGTCGACCGCCTTCAACTTCCGGCGCCTCGGGGCCGCCTCGCGCTGCTCCTCGATCTCGTCAGCGGCGATCTCCCACTCCAGCCGCTTCAGCGCCGCCGGGTTCAGCCCGAGCATCGTCTCCAGCTGCCGGGCCTCGCCCTTGATGTTGGCCACCGCCATGGACGTGGTCTTGTCGAAGCCCTCGGCCATGATGGCGATCCGCACGTAGCGGGCCACCACCGTCTCGATGCCCATCCGCACCCACGCCGCCGCCATCGGGGTCCGCCAGATCCGCTCCCAGCGCTCCAACTCGAAGGACATGCCTTCGGGAAGTGGCCAATCGGGAATGGGACCCAAATAACCCTCACTCGGCAATTGCACCTTTGCGGACTTCAAATTGCGTCGTACCGCGTTCGGTTTCGAAATGGGGCCACGAGATCCACTCATTGGACACCTCCTTTCCTATTCTCGAAACAATTAGTCATGCGAATTGGTTTTATCTTGAATACCCGTACAGCTAAAGGGCATTAGTTAGCAATGCGTACATTTCGCGTTTCAGCGAAGAC